GGACTCATAGTAAAAATGTTATTCACGCCAGTAGGCCTGAACCAGGCATTAATACGACTGAGCTTCTGTGCGTCCGACGAGGTGACCAATCCATTGTTCAAGGTCAACTTCAACTTGACGCCTCCCCTAAAGAAGGCGTAGGGCGACATAACATAAGAGTGGTAGCTAGTGTCCATGGCATCACCGGCTACTGCAAACCTGCCTTTGTTAGCCCAGGGATAAAACCTGAAGTAACCGAAGCCGGTAAACGGCAGTCCGATGTGCACAAACCGCTTGAGAAGCTGCGCAACCGACGTAACAACTTCGGAAGCACTAGACTCAGCAAAAGCCACATCCATGTTAGGATCAACTGCATCACCAACAGTGTTGCAGTCAATTTCACCCGTATTGACGAGGTCGTTGGGACCTTGGGTAACAATGGGGTCATTGAAAGGAATCAAATTGCTTGTCATTGGTTGCACAAAATGCATGTCATCCATTGCACGGATATACACCGAGCACTGGACATTGGGGGAAACAGTCTCCGGGCAATTAAGCCCAGTGACAGCATGGACATACATTCTGCCAAAAGGGATGCTAGTCTCCATATAGTCAACGGGAAGCATGTAGGGAAACGCAATACATATCTCGCCCCCCTCAGCTAAGTCGATGACTGTCCTATGAAGATAAGCCGCCTGGCTAAGTGTGTTTGTCGCTGGGACTGGGCCAGGGACATACGACACTTGCAGCTTCCCTCTGTGTAGTGCAGTCTTTGCAAACTTGATCTTGACCTCAACACCACCCCTGTAAAACGCAAACATCCTAGCTAAATAAGCCACGGGCGTTATAAAATTCAACGTGGGGGAGATGAAGAGTCCAAGGTTCTGCGGCACGAAACTTAGCTCGTAAATGGGATCGGTGAGACTGGAGCCAGTCGAGTATGTGAAAACACTCAAATAACTCCACTGTCGCTTAATAAAATTAATTGACATCTCATCCTGCCCACTAGGAGCCACATCGGTTATAGTGCGCAGTTTCGCATCAGCATCCAATGACAGCATGTGGGATGGATCCTCGCCATTGCAATTGGCGAGGACCGCAGTTGGATTGTTCGTCACACGGGCTACGCTAGCCTTACTGTTTGGTTTACTCCAACCAAACGCCGCAGCAACGCCCGAGGCTAAGTTTAGCGCCCAAGCGGTTGGGCCAGAGTAGGCAGCAATCGCTGGAATGCCACTCAGCGAACCAACGGCCTTGGCAGAGCCAGCAAGAAAACTTGCAACTGGGGTTCCCTCAGCATCCGCAGGAGCTAAACGCTTACGGGGACCTTGCGTGACAAACTGGTGGGTTTGACCGAACAACTCCACATCCTCCATCCAGGCCCACAACCGACAATTGACACTTTGAATGCCATCAGGCCCGGTTGCGAGTGGGGCTGCGACGGCAACAAAGATGCGGCCCCATGTGCGCTTCGAGGAGGTGAGCTCGATGAACCTAGACACCGTGACATACGGAATTTTAAGTTCAACGCTCGATTCATTAGCCTCGATTTCAACTCCTGGAAGTTGTGATAGAGATATGAAGTTGAACGTGTGGCTACGGTACTTGTTATTCGAAGATGAGGCATCGGGGTAGTAACAGAGCCGAAGACGCCCACTATGGAACGGAGTCCCATTAATAGTGAGCCTCAAGCACAAAGTGCCTCGGACCCCGTAGAAACCCGTGAGCTTCTCAATCCACAAATTAGTCCCTGAAACATAGTTCCAGGACTCCTCATCAATTTTGAGAAGCCCAATACCGTCAGCAGTCGACCAATTAAAGTCGTCCACCGGAACCTGCTTATTCAAGTAATCAGCCACAGTGCCAATCTCATTTGGTGAATACTGC